TCGTCCACCCAGTACCACCTGTGACCGTACTTGACCCGGTTCCAAGCGTGCAGACCACCCATCTTCCCTCGCCCGATGACGTACCTCACAGGGATGCCCTGCACCTTGCAGAGAACGTACAGAGCCGCCGCATGAGCCGCACAGTCACCGCCGTGCTGGTCGAAGAAATCTCCTGCGGACTTGACGCCGACGATGTACTTGCCTGTTCTGACGTACCTGCGGACGGTCTTGACCGCTTTCCTGCCTTTGCCGCGTACCTTATACGTTCGCAGGATGGTCTTGGCCTTTGCCCGGTTCTGCTCGGCTATAGGCTGGATGCTCCGGTATAACTCAGGGTCGATGGTCAGCGTGTTGCGGTCTTTTATGGCTGATACCGTGACGAGCCTGTCTATCGCAACATAAGATTCCCACGGAGCGAGGCACATCGGATATTTCTTCGGGAGTGTGACGGTCTTGTACCTGTATAACTCCCATTGAGACAGGCCTTGCGTTCCTACCGTGCCGCCTGTCCTTATGTGAGCCGTTACCCGCTGGTCGAATGTCAGCGGCTTGGCATCTGCTTGTGATATGAGAAGTGCTGACAGGATGACCGTGATGGCTATCACTATCAGCACCGTGAATATCTTACGCATTTGCGAGTACCTTTAGGATAAATAGGCGGGTGTCTGCGATGTACTTAATATAAGTATTCGACCCATCACCCCACACATTATTCGTCCCCAGTAGCGTCCGTATCTCCTGCGGTGTGAGTTGGATGGTTTGGGGTGTGGATAACTTGTATACTACTTCGAGCGGATTCTGTACAAGATACGCTTTCCATTCTGCCGTTGCGGTCATGCCTTGCATCGGTGGTGTTCTTATCCACAGATAGCCACCATCGACATATATTCCGATAATCTCATTATTACCGCTGAATCGCTGACTTGGTATCGAGTCGGACATAATAGCGGTTGTTGTCAGAATTTCTCCCATTGCAGAAGCGTTTCTGTTGTAACAGTATGTCCTCAATGGATTACTCAAACTGCCGTTCAGTTGCCATCCCTCTTCTGAGCCATCGAGAATACGTTTTGCCCACTCTATCGTCAACTCACCGCTCACCAAATCCACCGTACCGCCGTATACGGTCTGCGGTAGGTCTGCGGTGTAGGTCTGTCCGTCTGATGCCGTTGTGGTCGGGCTGACTACCGCCGACACCTCATCATACCCACTTATCGGACACACTAACGAGTAGGTAGAATCATGCCCCACAGGTACGCTATTCGCCGTGACATACTCTTCTGTACCGTCTGGGTCTACGATTTGTGGATTGGTGTAGGCTTGGGCGGTTTCGGTGGTCGGGGTGGCTAACTCATAGACAAGGTATACACCCGACATTGCGGATTTGAAAGTGGCGGCATCGGTGTAGGCATTATCAACCGCAAACATTTGCCCATTTGGTTTCATAAAAATGGTTTTATCAACTGTGTATTGTGAATACCCCGTTGCAGGAACGGTTACAAAGTATTTTGAAATAGCGTTAAAAGTAACACCCCAACTTGACGGTGGTTTTGCGCCACTAAATGCATTTGCATAAAATCCGACATTTCCACCAGATACATCTTTGCTCCAATTCAGCGTCCCCAAATCCACTATGCCGTACTTCTTCGTCACCGTCCCATCCGACTCGTAGGTATCACCGTCATAGTACAGGTTGTTGCTTGCATCCAGTTTTGGGATACCCCTCAAAGTCAGCGAAGAATCCAACGCATAATTCCCAATCACATTCCCGCCGCTGTCATACGTCTTGTGTGCCGTAGCCTGTACGGATTGCAAGGTGTTGGCTGAATACGGATAATAGTCTTCGGGGAAGTATTTTCTGAACCATGCTACTCCTGCTCCAGCAGAAGACTGCTCAAGCGAGTAAATGTAGTCTGCTATGGTTGTGCCGAACATGGCGGTGAGGTCGATGAGTTGCGGTGTGTAAGTTGCATTAAACTCCTTGCCCGAAGCGTTCTGTGCTAAGCCAAAATAAGAATCAGCGAGACCAGATGATACGTTTGGCTTTCTAATATACTCGGATTGACTTCCTAATCCGTTTATCCTACCAAGATAAATAGAAACACCAGCAGGAAGTTCACCGCCAACTGAAACAAAATAGACGTGGTTGTCAACAGTTGGGATGGGATTCGTGTCGGCTTGAAGCCGAAACGCACTCGCAGAGGATGACGTTCCTGTAATGGTAACAGAGCCGTTGCCATTGTTTGTAAACGTCAGACCAATGGCTGTTCTGCTTTCGGTCACGGATGCTACCAACTGATTCCACCCCACAGTCCCGCCGACAATCACTCCGCTTTCACGGTTGTAGTCATTACTCTGCGAGGGCATAGCCCTGTGAAGGTACGGTGCGGTGTCGTGGTCTGTGCCTATCCATGGTGTTGCGTCTTGCTTAGGTGTGAGGGTGAGTTTCAGGGACTTTGCAGGCAGATTCGCGCCGTCCGGGAATGTCACGATCCCGGAGCCGCTCGCCTCATCCGTGACGGCTACCTTGAGGAAGTCGTCCATTGAGACCTCTCCGGTGTCGCCCTTATCGCCCTTCGCCCCTTGCGGTATACCGAGATTGAGCACCGGGTCTTCATCTGTCCCTGTGATGGTAGCCGTTGCCCGCTCACCGGGTGCGAGTGTTTCGACGGTGCCGATGGAAAATTCCGGGGTGACGCCGTCTTCCCCATCTTCCCCCGGGATGCCCTGCGGCCCCTGCGGACCTCTGGGCAAGCCGAAATCCAGATTGACCACTTCGCCCTCGGTCTTTGTGACGGTCGCCTCGTCCGACGCATGAGCCGTGACGGTCATGTTCAGCACCTTGCCGGAGTACTCCTCCACCCGGTCCGCCTGCTCGGTGATCTGCTGCAGCAGGGCCGTGATCTCGTTGACCAGCGGCTCTCTGTCTCCATCGGTGGTGTCATCCGGGTGCGGGTTAGGCTCGACTCTCATGAGGACGTTGCACGTTCCGATCCGGTCCTCTCCGTCCATGAAGCGGATCTCAGCCGGGAATCTCCCAACCTCGTTGCTCATTGTGTCCGAGACGGCAAATGTGACCGCCGATTCTTCGATTGTGCACGCCGCCGTAAAGCCCAGCCCGCTCGGCTTGGTTCCTGCGAAGGTCGCGGTCGCTTCTGCCGGGATCTCATATGGCGAGCCGTCTTCATTCACGATCTTGACCTTAATGGTCCTCAGCGTGTTGTCGTTCTGGCTGACGCGGATCTCCGGCAGATAACTCTGAGGTACAATGTTAACATTTAATTCCTGTGCCATGTTTGGCCCTCCTTAGCAGATACCTTTGCGGTATGTTATTTCAGCGGACGTGCCGCCCTTCTCGTGGGTGATGGTTATGTTTTCCAGTGTGCAGACTTCATCTGTTCCGTCGAGCCTGTGGAATGTGAACACATCCCGAGGTTGCATGCGCGGATCGCCCTTCCATGTGAACGAGCCGGTGATGTTGGAGCGGTTGAGAAGCTGCTCATAACCTATTCCCGGCAATACATTGACCGATGTCCCTTGGAAATCCCCGGAACCGTAGACGACAAGCCGCCCTAAAATGTTTTCTTGTGTGAGTTCAGCACTCACCCCAGAACTACCGTAAGAAAATTCATCTGTGCTGAGTGTGTAGGCCTGCCCATGTATTTCTAAGCTCACTGTGGCGTTTGTCGCTAAGCCGTAAGTTGACCAAAGCGACGCCTGCTGTTCTGTCCATGGAACAAATTGCGTATAGAGTTTATTGTCGGTGTTAGTGGCTCTTTGCATGACCCCAAACGGCAAATCGTTTTTTACTAAATATTCACCTCCGAGCCCCGGCCCGGCAGTTGGTCTGATTTGTTGAATATCTCGGATGAAACTATGTCTGCCAATTGTTTCATCACTATTTTCGTACAAACTCCTCAACGCATATAGCCCATTTGCGTCGCTTCTATAAGCGACGGTAAATTCTTCTATGTACTCGGAATCAAAATCGAGAGATGCGCCGCCTTCATAGAACCATGTTCCTGACCCGATAAGCTCCCTCCTGCCTATTCCACCATTCATATTTCCGCGCGAAACTGTATTGTGCTTAACGTTGAGCTTCGTTATTTTTCTACCTGTGTTTACTGTTGTATCTCCGCAGTCATCCTCGTTTATAGCCCATTTAGTCGTTGGCTTATCTATTGATATTTTTGGTATCCCAGCGTCAACGTAGTTAATATAGTACGCCGTTCTCCCATTGAGAAGAAAACCTGGCTCGAACTCACACCGCAACAGGTTTGACATGGTTGCGATCAGTTCTCTTATTGGTTGTTTTGGCCAAATTGGGATTTTCGCGTCAACGATAGCGTCGCCAAGATTGCCGCTGTTCCGGTCAATCGACGAGAAATACGTTTTCCCGTTTTCAGCGTCTACGCCTGCGTATAATAACAGAGCCTGCAGAAGCATGATTATATTTTGCAGTCCACAATTTTGCGTCACGGCTCCTACGCGTATGCCGCTAAACGTCTCCACATCCAACAAATGCACCGCGTCGACCGCGTGGATGCTCATAACATTGTCCGCCCACGTTATCTGCTCCGCGAGGTAGAACTTCCGCACCGGCGACATATCCCCCTCGTACCCGGCCTGATACGTGACCGGGGTCTCGTCCGGGATAGCCGCCAGAATTTCCGAAATGTCGGTGTCGAAATACGCCTCGATGTTTATTTCTGACTCCGGCAGGGTCGGATTGATGATCGATAAATCCGACCGGAGCGATACCACAGCCCGGATCAGGTTGTCGTTGTTGATGATGATCGGATCACCGGTCTGCGGCGTGACCTGGATCAGGACGTCCATAGACTGGCGGATCTGTTTTGCATTTTCCGCTGCTATCGTTGTCATGTTTTTCCTCCGGGGTGTGGGCTTCGATGAAGCGGATCTCGACCGATACGTTCCGCCACCATGTTTCGCCTCTGATAGTGTTTCTGTTCTGGAGCATTACCGCAGAATCACGAATCACTTTCTCGCTTACGATGTCGCCGGACGGGTCGACAAATTCCAGCGTGCACTCGCCGGTCATCGCTATGAGATAGTCGACCATGCTCTGAGGCAGCGCATCCCATGAAAGTGTCGCATCCGCATACTTCCACCCGACCACGTCACCGACCAGTTTGCCTGTGCAGGTCTGGTACTCACCCGCATAGATGTCCTCGACCTGCGGAGCAAACGTCGGCGGCCTGTATATCATGTTGTCATTGATCGCAATGTATTTCTGGTTTGTGAGAGCCATTATCTCTTGCCTCCCAAGATTTTCTTGCCCTTGTCATATACTCTGACGGTTTCTTCCATCATCTTCTGGCCAGACGGGTACAGGTAGACGTCAAGGTGGATGTCTCCGTAGCCGGTTCCTGCAGCCGCTACGGTAGCGACGCCGCCAACGATGGAATCCGCCATGCTGTCCATCTTCGCCCAGAACGCATTCAGCGGAACGATACCTTCGCCGCCCCTTACGTCACCGGCACCAACGACCGTCGGTCTGTCTACGATACCGCCCTTTGCATACCAGCCGATGCCCAGATGCGGGATGGACCCTTGCAGCAGGTCTCCGAGTTTCCACCCTTCCGGCTCAACATGAAAATGCGGCAGTTTGATTTTGGGCAGATTTACTTTGAACGTGAATGCGTCTTTTATCTTCTTGACGATATTCTTTATGAACTCCCAAGCCTTCTTGAATGGCGCGGTAATCGCAGTTCCGATTGCCTTGAATATGCCTGCGAGCGTGTTCTTCAGTTTGGTAAATGCCTTTATGACCGCTTCCTTGACGGTGGCTGCGACCGCTTTTATCTTGTCCCAGTTCTTATAGACTGCGATGCCAGCCGCTACCAGCCCGGCAAAGATTGCAATGGCGATTCCGACCGGCCCGAGCAATGCTCCGAATCCAGCCGTGAGCATCGGGAGTATCGTCATGATAGAACCGATCATCATGAGCAGCGGACCGCCTACCACGAGCAGCCCTGCGATAGCGACCGCGATCTTCCCGATAATAGGATGGTCTTGGATGAACTGGATGATCTTCTCAACCAGCGGCAGGACCTTCGCCGACACATACTCCGCCAGTTTCGATATTGTCGGAGCCAGAGCCGCGCCGACCTCTTCCTTCATGTCGCCGAGCGTGTTCTTCATCTGCTGGATCTTGCCGGAAGGTGTCTGGGCGAGCGTTTCGTTCATATTGCCGACGTTGCTGTTGATAACTTCCGCCAGCATTGCCGCGCGTTCCTGCTCGGTGCCGTATTTTAGTACTTCTTCCTGCGCTGCCGTGAACGAGATGCCGACCCGCTTCAGCGCTCCGGTCTGGCCCTGCATGACCTTGCCCATCAGATTGCCGATATTGACCGCATCGTCTGTGGTGGCGTTGACGCCCTTCTGCTGAGCAAGCAGGTTTTCCATTGACGGAAGCAGCGTGTTGACCGTGTCCGGGTACTTGGCAAATGTCGCCAGTTGCTGAGCGCCAGAGATCGCCACCTCGTCTCCGATGATTCCCTGCTGCTGGAGCGCTGATGCAAGGTCCATCGTTTTCTTCGCAGCCTTGTCGCTGACGCCCATGCGGGTCTTGTAAATCTCGGTCAGTTTCGCTTCTGCCGTAGCCTGTACTTCATACGCAGCGAGCGAGTCCTGTATGCCTTTAACGATAGGGACAGATACGGCCGTTGCGATTGCTCCTGCCTTGACGAACTTGCCGCCGAGAGCGCTGATTTTGTTGCCCATGCTCTTCGACACAGTCGTTCCAGCAGAACTTCCAGCAGCTGACGCTTCCGGCCCGATCGCGGACTGGATCTTCCCCTTTATTCCTTCTGCAGATGGTACTATTTGTACATATGCTTTACCTAAATCAGTTGCCATCTGTTAATTCTCCTAATATAGCGGCGCGGGCCTTGTCGAAGTCCGTGCCTGTCTTGAATGTTCTTTCGTTGCGTACCGGCTGAGCGCCTTCCATTAGTTTCGGAGCGATTCTCTCCGGTGCGCCCTTCTTCCCTGCTTCGTAGACCATCGCGCGAACGTCATCCACGAGCATGGCAAGAAGCAAGGTGTCCGTCGGGACAATCTGCCCCGTCAGTTTCTGGTACACCCTTGAATTAGCCCCCAGGCCAGCGACCAGAGTGCCGAGTGTTCGGCCCGGCACCCTTCTGTAATCATAGATGCGGTACGTTTCCGCAAGGTCGCAAACCATAGCGTCCTCGTACTTAGCAACCACGCTGGCGAGGGCTATGAGTTTTTTGCTTGCTCTCCGAGTGCTTCGACAATCTCGGTGAATACGTCCCCGACGTCGTCCATGGAGACGACACTGCTGCCTTTTTGTTTCTTAATGGCTGCATAGATCTGCTTGCGCTGGCCCTTGCCAACGAGCATCAGCATTGCCGTGCTGAAAGCCAGCGGGTTGTCGGTCTGTGCTTCAGCGAGTGCGTCGATCAGTTCCATGTTGTCAAGGGCGCTTTCGTCCACCTCAATGGCCGCCCCGCACTTCAGTTCGATTTTCTTCATGTTCCCCTCCCATATTCTGATTTAGGTCGTCGTCGCCGGCTTCTTGATGTACTCGTAGTGCGTCTGACCTGCGCTGTCCGGAGATGCGCTGACGGTGATCTCATAGCCGACCGCGTCTTCATCGGTGTACTCGATGTCGCTGATCTCGGTGACCTTGCCATCCGGGATTACCACTCTCTTGAGGACACCGCCGCGCAGAACCATCTCAAAGACCCAGCACGCTTCTTCGGCTTCTTTTGAGTTAGCTTTTACGACGATGCCGGTGTCGATGGTTCCGGTCACGTTCGTGCTTCCGTATACGGCCTTGAGGACATCTGCGTTCAGTACCTCGATGAGCTTGAACTGGAATGTGTCTTCCTTGCCGCTCTGAATCGGGAGTACCGGATCGCCGCCCCATGCCTTGATGATGTCGGTGTCCGGGCTGTTACTGTTGGTCAGACCGTCCTCAGACACATATCCGAGCGCCTTGAAGTCAGTGCCCAGAGCCGTAGTCGCATCCGTCGGGATCGTGAGACCGGCTGACAGCACCGCTCTATATACCGCTCCGGTTACCGCAGGCTTGCCAGCAGTTACGTTTGTTGCTGTATTCGCCATTACTTAAACCTCCTCGTAATGTGTGATTTCGAATATAGCCTGATAGCGAGGATGCTTGTCGGCCGTATTCGTAAAGTTATAATCTGTTTGTCGTTTAGAACTGGACACTCCCGGGAGAACAATCAACTCGTCCGCAGCCTTTTTGACTTCCTCGTTCAAGGTTGCCGCTTCAAGCAATGTTGCCCCGTAGGACTGGAAAGCAAAAACCGACCTGTCAACGTAGTTCGTCCTGCTTCCGCCGGTCTTCTCGATGAGCACGAACGACGCAGGCACGTTCTCCGGTCGCATCAGATAGCACGGCACATCGAGAGCCGCTTCCATATGCTCCAATATTGCTTGTTCGATCATCCGCTCACCACCTTTACCAGCGTGTTGTTCTTGAGATTGTCCTGTACACTTTCGTAGTCATTCGGGAAGATATGAGCCACGGCTCTCTTCTTGAACTCATGCACCTCGGACTCGTAGCCCATTCCGGCACGGCTCGCCCTTTCGCTGGCGAGGTCTCCGAGGATCTCTTTCATCTCTTCACTCTTGAGAAGTTCAGAAACACCTTGCTTGTTCAATACAAACTTGAATCCGTTACTCATACCGTTCCACCATGACTTTCTTGTTCCACTTCGTTGGCACCAGTTCGTTGATGCCCTCTGTCGGGATGCCAAAAACCCGCCAGTCTTCTCCAAAGAAACTGACTTTGCAGTTTTCCCACTCGTTCCGGTCGCTTTTCGGGATGCCGAGCGTGTAGACCGCTTTGCGCCCGTACAGGTTGACCGTATCGAGGATCTCCTGCGTGCTGGCCGGTGCGACGAGAACGTCATGCACCTGTACCGGCAGTTCCTTTTCGATTGGCTCGTTAAAGGCGTTCTTCCCGATCTGGGTCCTCTTATACAGAGTTACTGTTATTCCTCTCATTGCCCGGTCACCTCGCTGACTAACTCCTGCACCGGGCTATATGAGCCGATGCTGTTGCTTGCTCCGAGCAGTTTCTTCTCGGTTTTCCCGATGTACAGTTCCCCGGCGCCTCCGCCGTTTCCGAGTGTCCAACTCTGCGAGTAGCCAAGCGCGGACACGCTACCTTGCGACGCTCCGAGCGGGATCCCAGCGTCCTGCCCGTCTCCGAGTGCTCTGATGACCATGCGACAGGTGACGACGCGCTTGATGTTGGCGTCTGCGTCTGCCTTGGCCGAATCGATCAGCACCGCAGCGTCTTCGATCAGTGCGTCACACAAGGACGCTTCCTCACTGGATAACGTGCGGGGTATTCTGTTCTGAATATCTGCTATAGTTGCGTATGCCATTTGCTTGGCCTCCTACGATTACTTTTTGGTTTTCTTCGTTGTTTTCTTCGCGGTCGGCTTCTTCTCGGGTTCGGGAGAAACATCAGCGGCGAGCTTGTGGCCCGCCGCCAGATAATCGTCTACCCGGTCTTCCGTGACCCAAAAGTCAATTCCGAGCCGCGCATTTATCATTTTTACCACTTAAGCGACAGCCGTTGTCAGCAGGTTGAAGCAGTCAGTGTCGGCACGGAATCCGACTTCGATTTCCGCTCTTACTGCGAACATGTTCTGCTGAAAGAGGTAGATCGGGTTGTTGCTGGAATCGAGAATGACTGCGTCCTCAGAGAACGTGATCTCGACGCCGTTGACTGTTCCGTACATAGCCTGTGTCCAGTCACCGGCTGCGCCGACGATATTCGGTACTGCCGGGGTTGTTCCTGTGGTGGCTGCGCCAGCCTTGTACGCACCCTTGCTGATTCTGACCGGAGCGCCCAGTACATACGGGATAGCCCCCTCAGCTACTGTGTTGATGAACAGCGGACGCTTGTTGTCGTCCGTCGCTGCCAGCAGTACGCCCTTGCCTACCGGAGACAGAGCGATACCGTTCATGTCGCCGCCGTGAGCCGCGATGTCAGCCTCAGCTGCTACCAGACCCGCGTAGGTGTTGGTTCCAATGGCCTGTGCGGTACATCCGCTCAGTACATCAAAATCGCTTCCCGGAGCACTGCCGGTGAAGACGGTAGCGTCGAACTTGTTGCCCAGTGCGTTCGGCAGTCTCTGGACAAGTGCATCGTACAGAGCCGGGACGTCACGTCTGAACTCCTTGGAGAACGGAACGATGACTGCCAGTTTGTACGCACTCATCACCTTTGTGGAAACGCTAGGATCTGAAACCGGCTTTGCTGCGGTCTCACCTACCCACTCAGCCTGTGGATCACCAGTGATAACGTTGATGGATGTTCCTCTGCCCGGCAGTTCGATCTGTCTTGCCAGAGACATAATTGCGGACGCTTCCTGTGTCTTCTGAAGAATCTCAGCGGATACGTCAGCCGGCAGAGTGATGTTTGTTCTGTTGGTTGCTGTTCCAGTTGCCATGATTTTTACTCCTTTACTTTTCTAACCAAGGTTGTTCACCCAGTCTTCAAACTGTTCCTTGGTCGTGCCTTTTGCGCTTGTTGTTGCTTCTCCGCTGTCCCTTACCGACGGATAGCCGGGTCTGTTGCTCTCGGTGTAAGCCTTGATTGCCTTGGCCTGTTCTTCACAGCCCTCTTTTGTGTCGGCGGTCAGCAGATTCGATGGCACTCCTGTTTCTTTTGCTACCTCGTCGCGGATAGTCCGGATCTGTTCAGCTGCTTTCATTCCGTCAAGTTCTGCCTGTAATGCGCTCGCCTTTTCCTGAGCCTTTTGCAGTTCGGACTTGTTAGCTTCTTCCATCTCGTCGAACTTTGCCGCTTTCTCTTTGATAGCATCGTAGTCCGCAAATTTTTCCCGCTCCCTCATGATCCTGTCACCAACGATCTTGTTGACATCTTCTTGAGTGAACGTCTTTTCCGGCTGCGTATCCGGTGCCGGTGTGCCTGTGTTTGTTTCAGCCATAACTTATAAACCTCCATTGAGTAACCGCGTTTATGGCACGCGTTGCCAATAAAAAAGCCAGCGTAGTGCTGGCTGCTTATACTATGTACTTGTCTGGATCCGCTTCGTCTATGGGCGGATCTTCGTCCCAAGACTGCATGAGTTCCCGGATTTTCCTCAGTTCTCTTGTGAGTTCCTTGAGGGCCCTGATAATTTCTTTAGTTTCGGTGTCCATTCTCTCCTCCATGAAAAAAGCACCCGTTAAGGTGCTAACTTTTGCAATTCTTTTATCCGGGCTTCTGCCCTCTCGACAGCTTCCGCGTCTTGCCACCACGATGACCTGACCAGACCGTCACGCTTGTGGAGCACTGACCCGCCGACCAGATCGTCAATATGCTCGACGATGTTTGGATCCAGATTGATGACGTGCATGTCCAGATGTTTTTCTGTCATGAAATCGAACCACAGCGTATCGTCTGCTTTGTTATGTTCCACGGCTTCGCGGTATGTGTCCCGAAACGCCGCGTCCGTGGTGACCCACTCGGAGAACTCTGCAGCAATGTCGTTCGGGATGCGGATGCACGGGAAACTGTTCCACATAAACACCGCCGGAACATCTCCGCTCATTGGCCCTATCGGTTGCCACTCCTTTCGACCGAATCCGCAGACGATGCCGTCATCATACCGCTCAGTTTTTTCTGCAAAATCTCCCGACAGAGCGACGTCGTCCTGTAGATGCCATGTGCCGCCGTCGATGCCCTTGCATGACGCGAAACTTTTCACGCAGCTTCTGAGATTGCCGTCTCCGTTCCGGTCCATCCAGACATCAATGTCATTCCGGTCGATTCCTTGACGGACCATCTCTGGAACGATGTACCCATCGACGAACCATTCACGTTTTGGGCATGCGTGTATCAAGAATCTCATATGCTCAGTTCCTCCGCTTCGGAGCTTTCACGCTCCTTGCGCTTTGCGTATGCTTCTCGCTTCTGCTCGTTGATTTTGTCCTTGTCTTTCTCGTAAATGTCCCGGCGCATCGAATTGACTTTCTCCCGCCATGAGGATCCGTCTGCATCCTCGTACTTGCTAAGGTACTCGTCTGGGTCATACCCGGCGACGCCATCGTCCCGGCTGAAGCGGATAGCAAACGTGCAGTCGCAATTCGCATGGATGTGCTCTGCGTGGTCTCCGTCCAGTTGCGCCCTCGATGCCGGGAGCCACCCTTGCGATGCAAGCATCTCGCAGAATGCACACGAATCGCCGCTTGGAATCCATGCCCACTCGGCTCCATCCCGGATTGCGTTCTTCATGGTCGTGTCGACTCCGGCCATCTTGACCAGCCTGCCGACCGCTGACGGAACTATCTCCGGGTTTTGCTTCAATGTGCCGTAGACCGCTTTGGCCGTCTCGCCGTATGTCGCAGTTGCCGCCGGCGCAGCCGCCCGGACTTTCGCACCAGATAGGAGCGCGACCGCATCGTACATCTCGCAGGCTGCAGCCGCTGCACCTTCGCCGTACTTCGTGACGAGGCCGTAGGCATAGTCGACGAGCATCTTGTTCGCCTCGTCCGTTGTTATCATGCCAGCCGTCACGGTGTCGCCATAAAGGCGCTGCTGGTACTTTATCATGTCTTCCGCCGCTTTATTGTTCAGCGTGCGAAGGACTGCTATATACTTTTGCCATGATTTTCGCGTTATTTTCATCTCATAGCCTTGTCATCGATATAAACGTCTGCGTAAATCTTCCTTGGGTTCCTGCCGAGCATCCGAATTGCCTGCGGTGCGTTCTCGTTCACGGCGTTCGGAATCAGCCCGATCTGATACAGGTTTGCCAGCGCGCTCCTGAGACTGTCCCCTTCCCGGAACGTCCACAGGATTACGATGTCGCCACATCTTTGACGCGCTTTCAGCCTCTCAGCGAGAACCACATTCATCTCGCCGCCGCTTTCCAGCGTTCCGTCATAGTCGACCGCAATTATCATTCGACTTCTAATCCGCCGAGAACGTCCAGCCCTCTGGCCCTTGTCTCTTCCGCTTTAATCAGCCGAATGTCTGCCTGGCTGAATCCAATCATCCGTAGGAACGTGTCAGTGTCACCGAATCCCGGACGTGCACCGGCGATCTTTACCGCCGCATCTGCTGTTGCCGCCACCGATGGCATTGCCGGGTTCTTAAAGTGCGCTGTGATGTTCTTCTGCTCGTCAGTCAGCTCATCCAGTGTCGTGCTGTTCTTGATAGCGATTGCCATCATGCCGATTTTGCGGAGCGATTCATTGTTCCCGGCATTCAGCTGCTCTGCCAGAAGCACAAGCGTCTGAGATTGAGCAAGGATCGCGTCCGAACTGGTCGGGTTCGCATCATTGACCACGCCGGTGTCTGTTACGGTCAGCCCGGTTGCCGCAGAAAACTGTGTTGCGAGCATCCGCAGCATAGAGACATGCGGCTCGATCGTTCCTTGCGTCAGCTGGCCGAACGATGGTTTTTCACCGGTCTCCGGGTTTGTGGTCGATGTTATCAGCGACCCGACGTACTGCCGGAATTTCTGGTTGACGACCGCATCGTACTGCTCATCCGTTACGCCGAGCAGATACTTCT